TAGGATAAGTAATAGTTGCTTCTTCATTAAAGAGAATACGGAAGAATAGTTTGTGTCCATTCTCTGTACCCTTTGCAGCGTACATATCTTTAATGTTTTTAATTAATTTTCTTTTAGATAAACCATCTGCAACCGTATTAGGCATTGCCTCCATAAAGGAGTCTCTGAATTTATCAAGGAAAGAGTATACTGTATTATCAACATCTGCGTAATCAAGAAGTTGTTGTATGTTCTGTACAGGGTTTGCACGATAAGAAGAAACAGTTGATGTTGCACCAGAAGTCTGTCCAGTAATAGTTTCTCCAATCTCAAACAACTGTTGAGATGTTGTGAACAATCTATTATTTGAATCAAAGTCATCTACAAGAACACGAGCAGTTGCTTTAGTTATTGCACCAACGATTGTTTCACCAGCAACAAACTTTCCTACAGATTCCTCCAAGACAACATTGTCACCCTGTTCATCTAAGATAAAGTTCTTTGTAAGAGTTTCTTCTACAAGGAATTCATTAGAACCAGTAAGAGTAAGTTCTCCTGCTTCTAAGAATTCATAATAGTATTTTAAAAATAAAGAAAAGAGGGCATGATCTTCCCGAACAAAGTCTGGAAGTTGTGACTCAATATGAGGCGATACCTTATTCTGTAGTGTAGGTGTACCCGACATCTATTATACCCTAATATGAGGAAGTAGTATTATATCCAGTTCCAGCAGACGAACCGCCAGACTCGATTGTATCTACTTCAGCAGTTACCGTTGAATTTGCAAAATCTATTTCCAATAATTGATTTCGTACAGGGACAATATCATTTGATTTTGGTTGCGTTACTACTTGAATGCTATTTGTGTTTACAGTCGTTGCAATAGTCAAAGATGGAATTGTAATTAGTCCTGTGGAATAATTAATAGTACCAGCAGTTGAATTCACATATGTTCTTGTAGTACCACCAACATTGTAGTATGTACGAATATTACCAGCGCCATCATCATCAAGGTATAGTGTATTTGCGTTTCCAGCAATTGTAAATCCACTTGAGGAAACAACACCGCCACCTAAAGTATTATGTCCAGAGTGTGGATTGTATAATGCATTAGAGAAGTCTAAAATGTATTGTGATGAAGTATTAAAAACTGGAGTGATTGTTTTTTCTATCTTCAGCGTTGTGATGTTAGATAAAATAGAACTATCTGTTGCATCAATCAAACGTGAAAGTTTAGAAAATCTAAAGAGTCCATCAAACTGTGCTAAGTCACTTGTGTTATAACTAGTCAATACTGCTGTAACATTTGTTCCTATTGTTGTTGCAGTCTTAGTTGTAGCATTTGCGTTATACTTAACATTTACTGCCAATCGCAATTTAGTTGTTTCTGGGTCGACAATAGTAGGTCTAACAGATGCAACATTGTATTTGTCTAACAGTTTAACAATACTATCTTTTTGTGCTTGTGTTAAAACAACACCAGACTTTGTTTTTATTGCAAGATATACTTGTCCGTATCTTGGTGGGTTATTGTCTTCTCCACCCCAAACTTGAATTGCTTGTGCGTCTGCATATACTTGAGGTACGATTGTTTTATAATCTTGAGTTGTTACCGCTCTACCCTGTGAAGAATAATCCAGAGGAGCATTGTATTTAATTGAATCGATTGTTTCTGGTTCTGCACCACCAGTTGCTTTAACTAGTGTTGTAATTGTTACATCAGATTCACCAGAAACGGTAGTGCCACTAAAAGTGGATGCACCGTTTGCCTTACCTTTGTTTGTAACAATGTATTCTAGGATTACAATATTACCATCAGATGGTTTTGTTCCTATAACACCGTCACCAAAATAAACTTCATACTTTCCCTTTTCACTCTCTTGTAGAAAGTAAACATTGGATGCAGCAGTGACTTGTGAAATATCAGTTGCAAGAGTATAAGTTGTTGTTGTAACATCAGATATAGAATTTTGAATTGATACTTTTAATGTAGTCGTGTCTGCACGAGCATCAGTTACCATATACTTCTTATCTAGGTTTGCAGTGTCAGTAGTATACTTTGCTGTTACAAGACTTCCTTCATAGATTGGAAGATTAACAAATCGTGTAATACCATTAACAGGTGAAACTGTTTGAGATGCATTCACAACAAATCCATAAGTCGAACCGTCTATCTGTGTAGTGAACTTAGTTCCCTTTGCAATAGTTGCTGAACTTCCAGTGAATGAATTAAGTGATACATCAACATATGCAATTGAAGCTCTAGCAGAACGTGGAGTATATCCCAACGTCTTTGCATGAGATACAACTGAAGAACGTAGAGTTGCAGTATCCAAGAATGCTTCATTGATTGCCATGTTTGCATTCATTGCTAGATAATGAGTATTGTATGCAAGCAAATCAATAATAGTAGAAAGTCCCGAACCCTCAAAATCGTAGTCCGTAAACTCTGTTTGGTTTTTCATATATGTCTTTAAGTTTGATTTGATATCATCAAAGTCCAACTCAGTGACTTGTAGTTTAGTTGCCATTTTACGCTCTCTTACCTTAATCTATCCAAATGAATATCTAATGTCTGTTGTTCCACAGGACTGTTCTCTATATAAAATTCAATAGTAACATCATATCTGTTCTGATCAATATCTCCTGTTACGATAACATTAGATAGTTCCGCTCTTGGTTCGAAGTTAGTGATACATTCCTCAACCCTTCTTGCAAGAAGATTTGCTGTTGAAGGTGAGACAGGTTCAAACAATGTAGCTCTTATGTCTGAACCAATCTCTGGGTGAAACGGTCTTTCATAGAAATTTGTATTGATTAAATTCCTTACACTTCTTTTAACTGCATCAACATCTGACAGCTTTGCTATATCACCAGTAATAGGATGCCTTGCAAAGGACAAACTAATGTCCTTAAAAATATTCGTACTTCTGCTGATTGCGACTGCCATAGTTATCTCCTACAGTTATTTATAAGGAACTTACTAACCCACGATTGATAATATGCTGTTCTGCAATATCATCTTTAGACTGACCCATGTATCTAACTGCATGATGTTTCTCAATCATATACTCATTGATTGATTGGTCTGCAAGATCAGTAGTTCTCCACAACTCACCAAGGATACGTCCATATTTACCTTCTGCATCCTTATGTGTTTTAAGAACAATACCACCCTCATCACTTAACAAACTAGTGATAAAGTCTTTTGCCATAAGTCCATACTTCTTCTCATCTAAATCTCGTGTTCGACTTTCTGGTGTGTCAATTCCAAACAGACGAATACGTTCTTTCTTCAACCACACACCAAAGCCCAAGTCGATGTCCACATCAACAGTGTCACCGTCTATTATCTTTACTACTTTAACTCTATATTCGTACATACCCTTTTCCTTTATGTTTTTACTATCGGAGCCCATACCCACTTGTCATCTGCAAGTTCAAAGTTTATACTGTCTATAAACTGAACAGGAGTTGATTCTGCGATTACGTTCTCAGAAGTTATAGCCGCATTCAATACGACTACTGTTGCTATCAATGTATACCACATATGATTTCCTTATATTATTATTATCCACCAGCTGATACTGTGGGCGAACCAGAAGAAGATGCATTCGCAACCCAACTTCCATGTCCACCAGTAGCATCACCCACCCTGTGTACACCCAAACCATTAATCTTTACCGTACCACTTCCGCCAGTTGCTGGATCACCACAACCAGTTGCATCACCGATGCGAACCGCTGCAGCACCATTAACATTTACGTTAGGAGAACCAGACGCATATGCTGTTTGATGAAAAGGACTTGGTGTGGGAGATGCATGTCCTACATGTAAGTCCACCCCCACTCGACTAATTGCTGGCATACTCTCTCCTACGCAAGATTATAGAACTTACCAACATCACCATATCTTCTGTGATTATGGAAAGTCATTACTTGCGCTCTGTTACCACTTTCTTTTACTGAGATGTGAATCCAAGGATTCCCACTTCCTGTATTTTTAAATTCCAATAACATTTGGTCATGTGGAATGTTTTCACTAATCCAAATTGCGATATCGTAATACTCTTTCTTAGATGCACCAGAGAATTGTAAATCCGCAGCATTACCTGTATTGTGTTGTGAACCACCAGACCTATTTCTGAATGCATTTGTTACCATAACATTAGGATACCTATCCTTAATCGGGTCAAGTACATTCACTGCTAGTGTTTTAAGATTGTTAAT